GAGCAGGTTTTGCAGATCGGTAGGCTTGATAGCACCATCCAGAGTGAAGAAAGGGGCTACGAAAGACTTGGTAATATAAGAAGCATTCTTCAGGTTGGTACGTTCACCACCACGGCGTTGAGCAACCATCAGATCCAGATTACGTTGAACTACATCTACTTGAACGGTAGTGGTAGTAACAGATTCATCAGAAACATTAAGCAGTTGGTCAAACACAGAAGGGGTGCGTGGGATCTTATTGATTTTGTCAGTCAGGTCAATAAGTTCTACGGTAGAAGTACGGGTCACAGCCATTTATTAATTCTCCAGAAAATTATTATCTGTTTGTCATTCATAGACAAACTTATTATTCTTAATTTAAGATTGTTGCTTAGATAGCAACAGCATTAATCTTATTGCCTTGCAGCAACAGAGCAGCCTTAGCAGCATTAATACCAGCAGTAACACCAGCACCATAATTCAGTTTTGCACCGATGAATACAGAGTTACGAACTGCAATAACCAGTTTCTTAGTGCCAGAAGTAGCCAGAGTGCCGTAGGTAGCATCCAGATCAACCAGAACACCAACTTGACCAGTACCAACAGTGGTATCACCAGCAGCCAGTTGACGATAGGTGCCATCACCTTCTGGATCAATCAGAACAGAACCAAGAACCAGACCAGCAGCCAGAGCAACGGTAACAGTTTCAAAAGACTGACCAGCTTCATCAGAAGACTTAACCAGAACGTCAGAACGAGTAAAATAAGTATTAGCCATTTATGCTATTCTCCAATTTATATTTAATTATTGTTTTTGTGATAGTTTTATTATTTAACGCCGTACTTTTCAGCAATCTTAGCGTCAAGAGATTTAGCAGCACGATCTTGTTCAGAAAGTTCAACTTCTACTTCTTCTGCATCAGCACCAACTTCTACAGTCATGTGTGATTTCATATTTTCAATAGTGTCACGAGCAGCAGCCAGTTGATCAATAATCAATGAGGCTTCTTCACCAAGGGTTTCACGCAGTTTAAAGGTTGCTTCTGCAACAGCTTCTACTTTATCTTCTGCAACAAAACCAAGAGATTGAACCATGTTCAAATAGTTGGCTTTAAGGTCAGCCTTTTCTTGTGCTTTAGCAGCGGCTTCAAGTTCTGCCTTTTCTTGCAGGATTTGATCCATTTGAGCTTTCATACCTTTCAGTTGTGCCAACTCTGCAAGTTGTTCTGCAATAGCAGCATCAACATTAAGTTGTTCAACAGAAAGAGTTTCTTGGGTAACTTCGTCCAAGTTATCTCCTTTAGTTAAATTAATTGTTTGGTTAACAGCTTCAGAAGATTCTAATTTCATATTCTTCTTTTTCTTACCACAACCTGAATCTTCTTCTGGTTCTTCTTGTTCAATTTCTGGCTTTTGTTCTAATTCAACTTCACCATTAACTAAACTTGAAAGATAATCCTCAAATTCAAAGGTTGTCATTTCTTTATCTGCCAGACCTAACTTAATAGCATCAGGAGACTTATAGACTTTAGCTTGAGTAGCAATAACAGATTCTTCTGAGATATTCCGCATAGCTGCTACATGAGCTGTGAATTTACCATAGGTATAATCAACATCTTTCTGTAGGTCATCTAGGAATTCTTTCTTGAATGAACCATCTTCTGCAAAAGGAACCTTAGATTCACCAGCAGTAATATAAATAGTTTTCTCGCCTTCCATTTGTTCTTTAATGTGCTCATCATGCAAAGCAATCACAACACCAATAGAGCCAACTTGAGCATCTGGATTCACAATAACTTCATCTGCAATACAACCAAGTGCATAAGCAGCAGAAGCCATCATTCCATCAACATAAGTAATAATCTTTTTATTAGCGCCTTTCAGAGTATCGCTCATATATTTAGCTGCACTAAATGCGCCGTAGGCTTGGCCGCCGGGACTATTACAATTGAGTACAACATGAGAAATACTCACATCTTCTGCGATATCTTTAGCAGCGTCCTGAAGTTGTTGGTAGCTTGCGCCTCCGCACAACATTGAGAACCAAGTAGGTTTATAAGTAAGTGTTCCTTGAATATCAATAAAGGCAACACCATTTTCTACAGTATAGAATTTATCTTCGGCGGGGTCGGAACAATCTCCGAACATCATGGTCTTATTTTCAACGGCTTGTTTATTTGCTTCCATTGCAGAAGCTTCCAGACTTTCTCTCCAAGCAAAGGAGTCACTACGCTTCTCAATATATCCGCAGATTGATTTTAAATCTTGCAATTGAATAAGGTGTGGTTTATTATAAACATTGGCGGCTGAAAATCTCTCTACTGAGTGAGCCAAATATTGCTCCTTATTAGAATGATTATCATTAAATAATTGATTTGTTAACGATTAATCATAAGTTTAACATATTTTTTAATTATCGTCAAGAAATTATTTAAAACAGCTACTATCTTAGATAAATAATAGCTATCTTATCTTTATTCTTAACTATTTTCTTTATTAGCAACAGAATTGTCTCTGGTAGAAGATGATTTAGCTGTTCCATTCCCACTTGTCCCTACTGCCATTCCATCTCCAGAACGACTTGTTGAATCAGGTAGATACTTTTCAGACCATTCAAGATAGGCTTTCTCATTTTCTTTTCCTAACAATTCTTCTGGGATTCGATAATGGAAACCAAGCATCTCAAACATTTCATTTAAGATTTCAGGAGTCTTAGGAATAAAACCAATTGCACCTACACGTTGAATAGCTTTAGAAACACCTTCGAGGTCAACTTCTTCAGGAAGACCTGCTTCAATATAGGGTAGCTCATCTTCTGGTAGGAAGATTTCATTCATTGCTAACAGTTGAGGAATCAAATCATAATTGATACTTTCACAGATAATATTGCAATCATGTTCAATATAAGAATTATGAAGTGAGTTTTTAGATTCTGCTAGGTTATTAGCACCTTCTGAATCATTACCTACGTTTAAGTGGCCTGCACCAAATACATCAAGAATAGCTTTCTTACGTTCAGTTACAAGAGCCATAGTATCAAATGACTTACCTGTACCTTGTACACCTAAGAAGCTAATATCATATTGCATAGCTGTTGTAGACTTATCTTGCAAGTCACTAGGCAACATCATATAGGTTTGTTCACCACAATGAAGATTAGCAAGTTGTTGCATATAAGACTGAATAGACTTAGCTTCTGGGCTTGTTGGATCTGTAGCAGCCTTTTCCATAATATTAATTGGCAATCTAAAAACAGGTGTTCCTGCTAAATCTTTAGATGTTCCAACAACTTCAAGACTTTGGATTAATGACTTTTCACGCCATGCTGTAAATGCACCACGCAATGGGCTTGAACCCATAGGACGATCATCAGTAACATTATAACCCATCAACATAACTTTCTTTCTTTCAATCTTTAATGGATTAGATTGCATAGAAGCAAGAGAGCCGCTGATTGTGTTCTTAAAGTAATTAGGGTCTTGTTGGATATAAGTAATATTACGTCCATCACCATCAACAACAAAAGGTTCAGAATGATACAAGCTCATAGCTGGGCGTAAGCCTAGCTTCTTAATCTTATATTTTCCTTTATACTTTCCTGCATTGATTTTGGTATAACACTTTTCAAGAACAGAGAATCCATTCTCTCTGAATGTAGCAGCATTACGGGCTACACTACGAAGTGTTTGGTTATCCATATTCTTAAGACACCAATCAACAAACAATGCTGCTTCTTTAGAGCGTTCTGAATCATCTTTGAATCTAATCTTTGCACCAGTGAATCGCTTTTCAATCTGAATATAACCAGCATTCAAAGCAGAAACAACTGTTGCATCTTGTTTCATTAATTCATATGTTTTAAGACATTGTGGATATTTCAATTCAACAGGAGTTAGTCTCTGAGTGATTTCTTGGATAACAGAAATAGCTTCTGAACCAATCTCACCAAGTCTAAGTCTGCTTGTAGAAATATCATTTGCAACGGCTTCTTCTTGGGAACTTTCTGCCAAGACTATCTCCTATTTAATTTTAAAAATATGAATGGCTAGAGCCCATATGTTGAGAATATAATGTTGGTGAATCTATGTGCATAACTGGTGGAGCTTTGTATATAATAGTTTTCTGTAATGCATTA